AGACAAGTCGTCTAGCGCCGGAGATTTCACCGTACAGTTTCCGACCAATGACGCAAACTCCGCGATTATCCGGGTAGCTTAATGGCAATTGTCTCCGGTTGGGGCCGAGGTACTTGGGACGAGGGGGCCTGGAATAGTGCAATTCCGGTTTCCGTCACAGGTGTCTCAGCAGCCACAGCCGCAGGCGCAGTCGCCTTCCCCAAAGATGTTCCGGTTACTGGTGTCTCTGCCGCTGCTGCCGCGGGTGCGGTTTCCGTAGTAGGTGAAGCTAATGTTGCAGTCACGGGTGTTTCGGCGGCTTCTGGTGTAGGTTCAGTATCGATAGTAGGTGAAGCTAATGTTGCCGTCACGGGTGTTTCAGCAGCGACAGCCGCAGGTGACGTACAGTTGAACTTTAGGTTTACTGTCACGGGTGTTTCGGCAGCGACGGCTGCGGGCGGCGTGCTTATATGGAATGAGATCGTTCCGGGACAGACTGCCAGTTGGGGTGAAATGGTCCCAGGGCAGTCTGCCAATTGGACTCAGATAGCAGCATAGGATAGCGACATGGCTTCTACATTCACAACGAGCTTCGGGATTGAGAAGATCGGCACTGGCGAGCAGGCCGGGGCGTGGGGAACAACGACAAACCATAACGCCGACATCCTGGACAGGATCGCCTCCTACAAGGCGGTCGGGTTGTCGGGGACGACGCACACGCTAACGGTGCGAGAGGCCTCTCCCGGCGCAGGCACTGAAAACCTCCAGGATGGCATGTATCGTGTGATTAAATTCACTGGTGCCCTTGGCGCGAACAACACGGTCACGATTGCCCCAAACACAAGCGCCGCTTGGTTTATCATCGAGAATGCTACCACCGACTCTGGGTCGAGTGGCCCCTACTCGGTAATCCTTACGCAGGGCTCCGGGGCAAACGTCACTATCCAGAACGGCAAGAACGCAATTGTATATTGTGACGGCGCGGGATCTGGCGCGGTAATCTATAACGCCCTCAACGACCTACAGATGGCTACCCTCGAAGTAACGGGCGCTGGCGCCGTTGATGGCGCCTTGACCGTTGGGGGGACGACTACGGTAGTAGCACTGACGGCATCGGGTTTGGTTACTGCGGGTGCAAAAATCGACATGAACGGCACCGAGTTAATCCTTGACGCCGACGCCGACACCTCAATTACTGCTGACACCGACGACACAATTGACATCCGAATTGCTGGGGCTGACGACTTCCAATTCACAGCCAACACGTTCACAGCACAGTCTGGCAGTACAATTGCCGCACAAGCCTTGACGGCTACCACTGTGACAGCAAGTGACATAGTTACCGCTAACGCCAAACTCGACCTAAACGGCACCGAGTTAATCCTCGACGTAGATGCCGACACTTCGATTACAGCCGACACCGATGACACGATTGACATTCGGATTGCGGGTGCGGACGATTTTCAATTTACCGCAAACGATTTCACCGCGTTATCAGGATCGGTGATCTCCACGAACACCATCGCAGAAACAACTGGTGGGTCTGGCGTCACAGTTGACGGGCTTTTGATTAAAGACGGGGGGCTTTCTGATCTTGTTCTCCCGGCAGTCAGTGGGATCATCGAAGCCAACGCCAACTTCGTTGATATGTGTCTGGTAGGCCCAAGCGTGGATGGCAGATCGTGGAACGGCAAGTTCTCAAACGGAAGTGTCTGGACTTCGCTGATGCTCGCAACTGTCGAGACATCTGGCAGTGACGCTCAAGTGAACATCTGGGATTTGACGGCTGGCACCCTTGCGAGCGCGACGCCACTAGCAACACTCACACTCAGCGGGGCGACATCAAAAAGCATCGCGGCCTCGATGGGCTATCTCATTGTCGGCACACAAGACCAAGGCTTTCACATCGTTGATCCGCACACTGGGGCGTGGGCTGAACGTGTGGAAGGCGCTCTGAAAAGTTTAAGCCACCTTACCGTACCAGCTTTGGCAGACGGCCATGTTAATGATGTTGCCATCCAAATGCCTGACACTGGATCACCATACGATCCGAATACTGGTGGCCTGATCCCATTTATTGCGTGGACATACGGCGGAAGTGCGGACGAGTGCGGAATTTTGAACAACGGCGTGGTCTACAACAAGAACGAAGAGAGCGCCGCCGACAACGTCACCGCCATTAATTCGAGCGGCTATGTCTTCACCACCAATAACAGCAGCGATTACGGCAGAAAATCTAATGTTCCGATTTATCAAATCTTTGCTGACGATTGGGGTACGTCAATTTTCTTCGACGGCAGTGGTGGTGCGGGGCCGACTTTCACTGGCGCTCCAGGGGACGCGAACTCAATCAGCCTTGGCCCAAACGGAAAAGTTGCTACCGCGACAGATGCTGGTCTGAACTACGGCTATACGCACAGTTCGACTCCTGGGTCGGACCTCGCTGGCTACGTCAATCGAACTTTCACGACTGGTTATCTAGGACAGGGTTGCGTTCTTGCTGGATTAGCGAACTCGGACACGGCTGACCGAAGCGGCAACTCACACAATTTAACTGAAGAAGGCACGGTAGCTGAAGTCACTATTGCTTCTGGTGCTGAACTCAAGGGTTACCAATTTGCTACTGGCAATTACTTAAAGACCCCTCTCGCAGATGCTGCTTTCGAGATGGGAACCGGCAGCTTTACTGTTTCTGTCTGGGTTTATTCTGAGAGCGACCCCGGCAACGCGGGGATCGTTTATTACAGAAAAGTTGCTGACGGCGCGACACCTCAGTGGGGATTTTTCCACAACGGCAGCCAACAGGTATTTGCAACAGTAAACGACGGTACAGACGCGGTCACGGTCACCTCAGACGTATCGATCATTGACTCGAAGCCACATCTTCTTTCGATGGTCTTTAACGGCACAACGAAGGAATTATCTTTTTTCATTGATGGTGCCCTGCAAGGCTCTGACATTGACACCGACGTTGGAACCGTGAGCGGCGGCAGTGGATACGCAGTTGGTATTGGTAACATCCCCGAAGGGGGTGCCTATGCATGGGATGGCACCAACAGTTGGATGGCCTTGATTCGGATTCTGCAAGGCAGTGTGACCGGCACCGAAACTGACTTCCTTCAGATGTACAGGGACGAGCTTCCGCTCTACTCGGCGAACGCCAAGTGCCTTTTGCAATCAGGAACCACGGACGTTGTCTTAGACGCTGCTGTTGACCCGCTGACAGGCAAGGTCATTGTCACTCAAACGGACAGCCAAGAAATATTCGACGGGCTTGTAATTGAGACTGAGCGAACGGTGGCAACTGGTGGCAGTACGTTCGAGCATGGCTTGTTGTTTGGCGATGCGGTAGCGGAAATCAATAATGCGAACCTGTTCGCATCCACTCCTGCAACGGATCAACGGCAGGTCAACGAGATGGTGCGATCTCTGTCGGCTAATCTTCCTGCCGGTGTCGATATGAGCAAGGCGAAGGCTTGGATTTACTTTGAAAACGGTGCGTCAATATCAGCTAGCTACAATATTGAGGCTTTAACTAATCACGGCACTGGAAATATGTCTGTTGACTTCGCCGTACCATTTAAAGACGACAACTACGTTGCTGTGTCGATGGCGGCGAATAGGGCTGGATCATCAGGTGGCGTCTTAGTTTGCACAACGTCAGACACCAAGGGACAGACTCCAGGCAATTTTGGTTTTGGTTGGTCTTACTTCAACGACACCTACGCCAATGAAGACGGATATCTGGCTTTTTTCGGAGAATTAGAAAATGAGTAATTGCATCGTCACCGCTGATGGAGCGGTCGTCCAATCTCTTAATCCAGTGGCCACCATCGCCAAGTTGATGGAGGCAGCATCAACGCCAGCCGAGTACGACAAAGACACGGGTCAGGAGACAAAGGCGAAGTCTTACCCAGACGAAGCCACGGTCTATGAAGAGGTAGACCTCGATGACGAAGAGTTCGATCTCCGCGCTCACAAGTGGCTGACCTCACGATACGACACAGAGGAATGGGCAGCGCTACGAGCAAAGCGTGACGAACTCCTCGCTGCATCCGACTGGGTTGTAGTCAAAGCGCAAGAGGCTGGTGAGGATGTACCGGCAGCGTGGGTGACGTACCGGGCTGCACTGAGAAACCTTCCGGCGGCTACCGGTGACCCGGCCAACCCGACGTGGCCTGACGCGCCGTGATTTGAGATGCCTCTTTCTAGGATCAAGTTTCGTCCCGGCGTCAATCGTGAAAGCACGTCTTTTGCAGACCAACAGGGCTGGTTTGACTCGGATTTAATCCGCTTTAGAAAAGGCTACCCGGAAAAAATAGGCGGCTGGATAAAGGTTGGTAGCTCTTCGGTTGCGGGAACGGTGAGATCTCTCAAGGTGTGGGTTACCCTGTCCGCCTTGAAACTGATGGGCGTAGGAACAACTTCAAAGTTCTACATCGAGCAAGGCACGTCCTACAACGACATCACTCCCATTCGGAGCACAGCCACTCTTGGCGCAAACCCCATCACCACGGGTGACGCGGGATCTGGGGTGGTTACCGTGACCGCGGCGGCGCACGGTGCTGGGGCCGGTGACTACGTTACGTTCAGTGGTGCCACAACCGTTGACGGCTTGACGATTGCTCAACTCAATAAAGAACACGTAATAACTGAGGTTGTGTCTTCCGGAAGTTACAAGTTGGACACTGGGGGGGTTGCCAGTTCCGGCGGCACTAGTGGGGGTGGCTCTGCGGTAATTGCGAACTATCAGATCAGTGTCGGCTCTGCAACTCTCACACTTAACGGTCCCGGTTGGGGAGCAGGTTACTTTGGCGGCGAGACCCTCACCTACTCCTTAACAACGCTAAATGGTGCCATAAACGACAGCGTAACCTCCGTTATCCTCACTTCCGCGTCGAACTTTGAGGCAGCGGCTTCGACGACAGGGGCAGCCGTTGCCGTTGTGGATGAGTCGATCAGCGTAGCGAACTCTTCAGGTTTTCCTGAAAAGGGTACGGTAAAGATAAACAGTGAAAACGTCACGTATGGCACCAACGTCGGTAACGTCCTTGGCGATCTTACCCGCGGCGCCGACGGCACCACCATTGCGATTCACGGCAGCGGCGATGCGGTAACTTTTGTCGGTTTGATACAGGTCGACAATGAGCTTATCCAATATACCGGGAAGTCTAGCGAAACCCTCAACGCGGGTGTCGTTAGGGGCACACGAGGAACCACGGCTGCCGCCCACAGCGACGGCGCCCTTGTTAAGGAAGCCAACGGATTTTACGGCTGGGGGGACGCGGTGGAACCTTTCGGCATTGCCGCGAACGCTAGGCTTTGGTCTCAAGACAACTGGGGCGAGGATCTTGTTATCAACGTCCGAGATGGAACCGTGTACTACTGGGATGCAACCCTGGGGTTGTCTAGTAGGGCGGTTGCTCTGGGCGCGCTCTCCGGGGCATCGGGCGCTCCGACAATTTCCCGGCAAGTTCTTGTGTCTGACACAGATCGCCACGTTATTTGCATAGGCGCCAATACCATTGGAACCACGGTCCAGGACTTGATGCTGATCCGTTGGTCGGATCAAGAAAACGCAGTGGATTGGACCCCAACGGCAACGAATACGGCAGGGTCGTTGAGACTTTCCTCTGGCTCAGAAATAACTACGGCAGTCGAAACACGGCAGCAAATCCTTATCTGGACCGACGCCTCTCTTTACAGCATGAGATTCGTTGGGCCTCCGTTTACCTTCTCCATAACTCTTCTGGCTAACAACGTCTCCATCATATCCCCCAACGCGGTGGTGTCGGTCGGAGACCGGGTTTATTGGATGGATACGGAGAACTTCTTTATGTACGGGGGCCAGATGCAGACGATCCCCTGCACGGTCCTCCGGTATGTCTTTGATGACATCAACCTTGAGCAGCGCAGCCAGTTCTTCGCAGGTTCAAACCGGATGTTCAACGAGGTCTTCTGGTTTTACTGCTCGTCGGACAGCGACTCTATTGACCGGTACGCGAAGTTCAACTACGCGGACAACACCTGGGACATAGGCTCCCTGTCGCGAACTGCGTGGGTTGACCTTGGCCTTCACGAGAACCCACGGGCTGCCGGGGAATATGAAGACGCTAATTATGTGTACA